CAAATAATCTGCGGCAAACTTACCATACACGCCAGTAGTGCCAAGTATACCCTCATCTTTCTCTATTGCGGTTAGTACTTGACCAACCATTTTACTTATTCCTGTTCGTTTCTGCGTTTCTAGTGCGCCTTTTTCACTCATAGCCCTTTGTGTGTCTTGTTGCTCCCTATAAGCCTCACTGCCCTCTATAGGAACCATTCTCACGTTTGTTATATTGCCTGCTTCATTCCTATCAAATTCATAGGTCATGCCATCGTCAGCTTTAGGCAATCCCGCTCTAATAGCGCTCTCCTGGCTATAAATATCACCGCCGCTAGTTATAAATCTTTGAAACTCTTGCGTGCCAGGCGTAAATCCTGCCGCTATAGCGTTTCTAATTAATGCAGTGTCTTTTGTGCTTGCTCTTTGCTCTTTCTGCAATTCTAGTATTTGGGCATAAGCTTGTTGGCCAGTTAAACTACCAGTTTCAACCATACCCGCAAGTTGATTACCCATATCGCTATTAAGGCCACGCAAATACTCAATGGTTTTGTTTTTCGCTCGACCAGAAGTACGTTGTTGCGCTATCGTCTGCAATCTTGCATCAAGACCAGTATCAGGTCTTAGTCTCATTTGGTTAAAACCTGACGCTAAAACTCCGCTTAATGCACCAGCTACGTCACGAAAATCTCTTTCTGCCATTTAACTAACCCTACATTCCACTTAACTTCATCCCAGCTTCTGCGCCCATTGTTAAATAATCCATTAAACCAGGTTGGTATGTTGAAGAGCTACCTTTTGTGCCATCAGTCAAACCTGCTCCCCCAAACATTGCGGCAAGCCCTGCTTGTGGCCCTTTGGTGTATCCTTGATACTGGTTTTTAGTTGCATCAATTAAACTTTGCATAGCCGCTTGTTGCATTGCGCCCTGCTGCATTTGCTGTTGGTTTATTGATTGCCCCATATTAAAAGCTTGTTGCCCTGCGCCTTGCAATCCTTGTGCCGCCGTAAATGCATTGCCCATAGCCTGGCCATAACCCTGTTGTCTCATTCGTGCAGATTGATCTGCCATTTGTTGAGTATAGTTTTTAGCCATCTCAGCTTCTGCAATCCCATGCCTCGATCCGCCAAAAGCGCCCGCCGCTTGAGCTTGTGCGCCTAAAGTGTTTTGAGCTTGAAGGGCTTGTTGACCTACATCCCTCATTGTTGCTTGAACAACTTGGTTTTCGTATGGGTTCATTAAACCTGCCGCAGCTGCGCCTGGATTAGCAAAAGTTTGCATTGCACCCATATTTGCCATTGAAGCACGTTGGTATGGATTTGCCACCATATTTGGATTTGCTGAAGCACCCATGTTACTTACCCTTTCTTCCGCCAGACATTTCTAACGCCACTGGTTGGTTTACCCCGGCCCTGGACCCAGGCTCACCCGTCATTGGGTCTATAGTGAAGCTTTCAAGATATTCTGCTTGGCCAGGTCGCCTATTTGCTAACTCTCCAACAGCCGCATCAAAACCATCACCAGATGAATATCCTGTCATTCCGCCCATTGTAGTGGCTTGCGGCATATATTGCTGACCGCTTGCGCTTGGCATTCCAAAAGCATCTGCCATTTGGTTTGTACCTTGAAATGCAGCTTGTTGTTGTGGAGAAAACGCCGCAACATCTGGGCCATAATATGGAGTATACCCTAACGCAGAAACATCACTTGCCATTCCAATACCTTGTTGCAAAGCAGTTTCCGCAAACTTTGGCATTGTTGCTTCGGTATTAGACCTTCCACCTTTACCACCACTCATCTTATATCTCCTTTTGAAATGAAGCGTGCAATGGTTTCCAACCATGCGCCTTCAAAGGTTTCTTCCATCCAAAACGACCTGTAATCGTCAAAGCCTCACATCCATAGCTCTTTGCCCAATCTGTAACATCATTGTGCATATCTAACAACTGATCTAGCTCACCACCGCCTAAAAACACATTTAGCACCTTTTTTTTAGGATATACCACAATTTCTGTAACAATGCACCCCCTAGGGCTAGGCCATAACTGCATACGACCCTCAACAATACCTTTTGCCACATCTTCGAACTCATGTGTACCACCAGAATACTCCAAAGCCGCCTCTATCCAAGGGCGGCATCTTTCTAATTCATTTACTTGTGTATCTTTAGGCATTTAATATGTAGACAATGCTACCCTCTTCCAAATTGCTGTACTGCCATCATGTGCAGCAGTACAAATATAAATATAAGACGTATCCCAAGCTATCATGCCAACCCCATCTCCAGCCGCACCAACACTAGAGCTAGGTGTTGTTTGCTTCATAGCAATTTGTTTAAATGAATTTTGCGCTGAAACAACAGGATAATTTTTTTCTTCATCCCACAAAAATATACCATTTTCGCTTGGGTTATCATCAGACTGCTTAAAGAACAACTTACCTAAATTTCTGCTAAGAAAAAGATTAAGCTCTCTGCCCCATTGCCGTATATCTGTTCCTATGACTGGCGGTGTAACAGGCACTATCGTCTGCCCCCTGCTTTTACTTCAAGTCGCATTGTGCCTACACGCCATGCCGCTAACTCATCACCTTCAACACGCATTCTAACTTGCCTACCGCTAAATCGCACTGAAGTTGGGTTGCTTGGATTAAATGGGCCGTGTGTTGTCTCAGTGTCGTTAGGGTAAAAGCGTGTCTTAAATTTTAAATCCACATCGCCTTGCGTAAGTTCATCGGGTATAACTTCAGTAACTTTTGCTATTTGGTCCCCTGCGCCAATAGATATAGGGCCAGTTTCGCAAAATACAGAACCGCTATCATAATTTAAACCTGTTTCGTGGCTATAAACATCACTGTCAGAATTATGCCCAACCAAATAAGGCTGTCTAAATACACCTCTGGGTGTCCCACTAGTTCTGCTCAGATTTCCAATTAGCCAGTGATTTTCTAGTAAATCATAAGCAACATAACGATCTATTTCTGTGCTACCACCAGATGGATAAAACCACCATATTTCGCTAAATTCTGAATTATTGAACGCCCAAATTTTAGATTGTTGGTTTGTGTTTAAATCATCAAATACATAGTCGTGTACTTCACATTTAATTTCAGAAACGGAGTTACCATCGAAGCGATAAAAGCCGCGTTGCCCCATCCAAAACACACCCATATCAGTATCTATTGCCGACATTCTTGAAACAGCACCGCAAGCTGTGCCCACACGATCGAAACCGTAGACATACGGTGGCCCTAGGTATTTTGCACTGTGAGCATCTAAATCAGTAATGATTAATGTTTGGCCTCTAGTCTTAACTGCTTGCATAATTTGACCAGAGGTTTGTAATAAAATATCCCCTGCTTCATTTGTTGCCGCAGGGGTCCACTGAGTATTGTTTTCCTTATCGCACCATTGAACTTTTCTTGGATTTCCCCCTGCGCCTAATGCAAACAAAAATCTTTCCTCAGTAACTATCAAGCCCAAATTACTTGTTGGTGCGTTTGAAATAACTGCGGCATTCGAACTTGGGTTAAGTTGCCATTCTAAAAGTCTGCCATCATCATAGTGGCAAGCAACTAAAAACTCTCCATAATTGTCTAATGACCATGTGGTTGCTTCACTGTATGTGCCAGTGCTTGGGCGCGTTGTACCAAAGTATCCAGTACCATAGAAGCCGCCACCGTAACCCAAATTTAACGCTGCATCTTCTCTGCCAGTAGCCAAGCCGCTTATAGTAATATCAGTGACTACCCCTGCGCCAGTCATTACCTTTAATTCGTTGTGACTCCCTCCTGCAAAATAAGCTGTATTGTTATTTGCTTCCCAAGCGTGTGCGCCACGAATGGGATTGGTGCTAAACCCTGCTTTTTTCTCCTGCCATCCACCAATAGGACGGAGCGAACCGTCACGCCACCTGACTAAACTCCCATCGCGCCAACGATTTGAAGCGTCAAAATCTGTGCCGTTTCGATAAAACCCTGCTTGTAATTTGAGTGGGACTAGGGGCATGATAATCCTATAATGGTTTAGTAGGCCAAGTTACACTTGTTGGGAAAGTTGATTGATCTGTAATGTTTAACAAAGCTGTTCTGTAATTTGTCCACTCTGTCTGCTTTGCATCAGTTAATTCTGCCCACCGCAATGGATTTGTTACAAGCGGATCAACTTCAGTTTCTAATTTAGAATTTCTTTCCATTCTAATAGCTAAAGCATTTATAGCATCAATTTCTGACTGACTAGGAGCAACGTAAGCAGCCACATCTCCGTTTTCAGACATAGAGGCAAGTAACTCATCATTATTTATAGTCATATCAGTGTCATTAGGGTTTAATGTGTATGGTATCCAACCATGCTCACTGTGATTTATTTCACAATCAATCCAACTGTTGTTGTTTATATATTTAGCGTTTCTATATTCCATATTAAGAAATCCTAACAAATAAAGTTATATTTGAGTTTGACCCTGCATAATCACCGCCCATCCGTCTCCAAGTTCCTGAAAGCTGACTAGCTTGCGACCCAAAATAATAACTGGAGTACGAACCATCGCCCGCCACGCCATTCCATCTGAGTGCTGCAACGTATAAATCTGATCCCGCTTTTGTATCTCCATAATCATGCGCCGTTGAGTGTGAAACCCCACAAAGCGCATATGTTCCTACACCGTCAGCCGTTGTTGAAGCCCCTGCGCTGTCTAGTTGCGTTTGAATATTGCTAGTGACACCGTTTAAGTAGCCAAGCTCAGTTGTTGAAATAGTGCTTGAAACGGCTACTTTTCCAGACGCATTTGAAATTAATGCACGATTAACTGTAAGGTTTTCTGTGTCAATTGTTGTGGCCGCGCCAGTTATTGTTGCTTGCTTACCGTTAAGTTGCGTTTGAATATTACTGGTGACATTTTCAAGCTTATCAAATTCAGTTGCTGATACTCCCGTTGCTTTCAAATCTTTTGCATAATTTAAATCTGCCGCATCTCCAGTAAAACTGGAGAGCTTATTTAAATCTGCCGCAGAAGAAGTAACATTAGTGCTATTAATTGTTAACGTGCTTAAATTAGGCGCGACCGTTCCACTTGTACCATTTACCCCATCAACAATAGTGTCTAAGGCCGTATTAATGGTTGTCCCCCACGTGTCTTCATTTCCGCCCACGGTTGGTTTAGTTACGCTGATAGCCATGTTAATCTCCTAATTTATTGCACCATATCACTTTATGCTGCCTCCGTCCATGTCTCGCTAGATACATCTGATGTCTCTGTAAATGTAGGCGAAGAAGCCGCAGGAGCGTCAGGCCATGCGTCTGCGTCTGGGTCTGTTGTATCTGTCCAAATTTCTGCGGCAACACTTAAATCCGTGTAACTTTCTGGCGGTATTGTGATTTCCATAAAAGGAAAACGCGCCAACGGAATAACTGGATTACCAGAAGCAACATCAGGCGATGCAAATTTATAATCTTGCGTAATAACGGCGCTATCAATTACGGGCGCAGAGCCATTTACATTACCAGATAGTAAAATATGATTTATAGTTATTGCAGTTGTAGCAATACTTACATTGCCAGTATCAGCATCATTCCCTGCAAGCGTATAAACAACCCCTGCGGAGACAGTATCTACAACAGGGTTTCCAGTAACAATATCCGCACTACTAAATTGGTAATTTTCCGACAATGCAGTTGAGGCAACCGTTGGGTTATTAGTTGTTACATTTACTGAACTTAAATTATGACTTTGAGTTAAGACACCCGTTGCGATCCTAACAGTACCAGTTAGTAAATTGGGCGCAGAAAAACTTTCATCCTCAAACATTGTGAGGGTTGGCACGATTGGTGCGTTTGGCGTGTATACGCCAGATACCGCGTGAACCTGAGATATTGCAGTAGTAGCAACCGTAGGATTGCCAGTAATAACATTATTACCAACAAGAACATCAACCCCCGCGCCAACATCAGCAAATGCTGCGCCTGATAATGAAGAAAATCCAAACATTTATTTTACTTTATTTCTCATTAATTACCTTCTAATGCATCAAGTCTCGCCTCTATCGATGACAGGCGTTGCTCCGTTGCAGCACCTATAAAAGCTAATAGTTGAGGGTATCTGATACCTTTTCTGTTTTTCTGCACTGCTCCCTCTGGAGCTTCCATTTCTAATTTAGACTGAACTTCTATAGAGCCATCTGAGTTTTCAACTTCCCACCATGTATCTTCACACCAAAACGCATAGTTACTTGCGTCAAGACCTTCATTAGCCATTGCTGTTGATATTTCTTGAGCGATAACACCAGTGTGTATTCTAGCACTATCACCTTTCTCTTCTACAGCACTATTCCATTTGTAAGTCTTGAATAGTTTGCTAATAGCTGTGGCGGCTGTTATCTCTGCATCTGTAAGTGATGTAATCTGCTGTTTTTCTCTTTCATCAGACGTTTGAATTGTGCCGTTGCTTGCAAATATATCCACCCAACGCGCATTTCCATGTCCAAAACTATCAGCGTTGTCTTGGATATTTCCACTGTTTGTCGATGGGATAACATGATTAGTAAAATAGTCAAACCTAAATCCAGTATAGGTTGATGTTATGTATATATCGTTACCGTTTTCTCCTATTCGGCCCCTAAAGTTTCCACCCTCATTGAACCTAATAAGAACTCCAGAGCCGTCTAAGCTAATAAGGCCCTCTGCTCCTGTGTTAGTGCTTGGTAACGCTATACGATCTACCAACAAATCACCACTGCTGTTAATAGTCATAGCATCAGAAGCATTAGTTCTAAACGTCATGGCATTATCAGAGTTGTTGTATTGTATTCTGCCTATGTCTGCATCATCAGTATCACCAAAATGAATGCTTGAATAACCGTCAGTTGCACTAGAAACAATGCTAATACCCGATCCTGTCCCATCAGTTGTATTAGAAACAATAAGATCATCACTAATTGTATTTAAAGCAGAAGCAGAACTTGCTCCAATAAGCACCTGTCCGTCTCCTGATATGCGTAGCCTCTCTGTGGCGCTATCAGCAACTCCAGTTCCAAATGCTAAATATTGTTTGCCATTTAAAAGGTTTTCCGCAACGCCTTGAATAAATGACCCAACGCCTGATACGTTACTGTCTTTACCTTCAAACTCAATTCGCCCAATTATTTGATCGTTTGCAACACTTGTATCTCTATCAGTAAATCTTAGTGTAATTGGGTTAGAGTTACCTGTTCCGTTTGTCCCCTCTAAATGGAGTAACGCATCAGCGCTATCAGTTGACAGGCCGTCATCGTCTAATAATACATAATTTGATAAGTCTTTAAATACAGCTTTATCTGAAGGGTAAGTTACAAAAATATCCTTAACCCCTGCGCCCCACGAAACAGCGTTATTGCTGTTAGAGCTTGCAAATAAAGAGGTTCGCGCAAGTGTAGTACCACTAGCCGTGTAAGTTCCTTTCCCAACCTCAAAATCAGTTCCATCAGTACAAGCGTAATACGTTGTATTGCCATCGCCAATATCGGAAAAACTAGAAAACCCCGCCTTAGCCCCTGCTAATGTATATGTTCCAGTTCCTGTCGTGGTTGTCGTTTCTTGTATTCGATCTTTAAGAACAAGAGCCATAATCTAATCCTAGCTTGGGTCTGGTATTCCAATATCTAATGTTTCTAGGCTAAATGTATTTCCTGA